GAGGTAATCATGCTGTCTTAAAGAGAGTATCTCGTGTTTTCTCAGCAACCTTGACACTGTGCGGACCTTTGCAAGGTTACTCAGTATCTTGTTTATATTCTCCACTCTTCCCTCCTTCAGTTCGTATGCGTCAGCGGCTGCTGACAGCATATTCATTATATAGTCCAGAAGTAGAGGGTAGATAGTGAAGCGATACACCTTTGGCATACTGTTGCTGTATTCCTTGCCGCCAAACCACATCAATACCTCCTCTATATCGCAATATACCTGTGGGCTTACCATACCTTTAGATTTTTTTATTATTGGGGCGGCAGCGGAGTACCGCCCCAAGTTTTAAGTTTTAATCAATAAGCGAGGACGGGCAACAACGTGAAGTTGTAACCCTTGCTGAAGTAGTAGCCGTCGTTGAAGTTACCATTGAGCAAAAACACTCCGACCTGAGCATTGTTCTGAGTAGAAGTCCACCAGTTGTCACTCGCAATATTACAGCAACCTATGCCGAATACATCAGTAGTGAAACCATGCACCCTGTCTCTCAGCAGACGGAAAGCATATATCTGTGCGTAACTTGGCTGGAAGCACCTCCTTACTCTTCCATCAGGCATGATGTAGCCATACATACTCTCAGTCTCACCATCAACCCATTCCCCAGCAGTATGCGGAGAGGTGAACACATGAAGCATATTCCTATATACCACATAGTCACCTACGGCATAGTCCTTTGTATCCTTAAAGTGCTCAGCACCGCCCACTCTGTTGCGGCAGTTAGACACCATACTTGAAGTATAGGTAGTGCCTTCTGCCGCCTTCTCTGCTATGAACTGCTCTATTGCAAGACAGTTTGCTTCACCGTCAAAGTCGGCAAGAGCTGCTGCATGAGAGCCGAAATATTGCAGGTGGGGAACAGTCACATTAGCACTCAGCCACTGCCCGGAGCTTGTTGCGCTCTGCGTGAGCAACATGGCAAGAGGTATGACATACGAACAGCCTGCCTGCATGAGGTCAGAGGTCTGTACTATCAGTCCGAATATATCACCATTCAGTCTCTCTGTGTTGGTAACATCATTCAACTCCCTCTCTGCACCGTTCTTCATGAGCCACTTTACACCACTCACAGGAGCGTTGTATCTCACATTTATATTTCTTGTTCCATGAAGTTGTGCTGTGTAGGTCTGTGGTGCAGGTGTTTTGTAGCCCTCAATATCCTCAAAAGTCACTGTGTATTGTGTTCCCAGAGGTATAGAGGTTTCCGCTACGTTGTTCTCATTGAGCGCAAGCTGGTAGTTTTCGCCTCCATAGCTCACCCTTACCCATGTGGCTTTTGTCAATGTGCTATCCGCATAGGTGAGCGTAATCTTCACAGCCTCCCTTGTCAGGGTATCATCTTCTATGTAGGTGAAGTTCACATACCTTACAGGGATAGAAGCCCTGCGCACAACAGTATCAACGGGATAATAGTTAGGCACACTCGCACAAGCTACCGTGTACTCCACACCCTTCGGTATGTTCGTGGTGCACTTGCCCATGTTGTCAGTAGTAAGGTTGCGAGGAGCTTCCTCTCCCTCTACCGTCACTACCACCTCCACATTAGGCAGTACCTCTCCTGCCTCGGTTTTCAGCTCTATGTTCACCTGCTCATAGTCAGACTTCACCATAGCGTCAATCTCCGCCCAGAGAGAAGTCAGGTGTACCTTCGTACTATCCCATTCCTCATCTGCGGCTCTCGCCTCATCGAACTTATAGAGCTTGCCGTCATATATAACCAGCTCACCTACACCTGTGGGCTCACTCTTGATGTCCTCCCATTTAGGAACTTCGTCCCAGCCAAGCAACAGCGCGCCATACTCAGCATTTTTCGCGAGGAGTTCGGAGAACTCTTCCTCTGTACCCTCATAGCCTCCCTCTTGCGCCTGCTTATAGGCACTCTTGCCTGTATCACCTTTCAGGCAATCAATCAGCAGAGGTATCAGAGTGTGGTCTCCCTCACTATCCTTATCAGGTTCGGCAGTAAGAATGAGAGAGGTAGTATAGTACCTCTTGATATTGTTAATCTTATCACCCTCGAAGTCCGTGTCAGGAAGAATGAACTCAGCCTCTAACATCAGCCTTCCCGGCTGCAACTGAAGGCTCTCAGTCTCAGCCATATCAAAATTACACATCACCCTATGCTCATCAATAATACTACAATTCTTCAGCACAGGTGTCTCTCCGCCAGTAGATGAACAGATATACGGCCTCTCCCTATCCTTAGTCCAGAACTTGAACACAAATCTCTCGGCTGTAGTCAGAGCCACGATACTATCATCTTCACCCTTATACTTCGTGTCGATATCTATCAGCAATCGGAAGTCCGATTTATGATACTTATAATAGTCTATTCTTTCCATTTTCTCGTAAATTTATATTATTATTACTGCCACCAGCCCTGAGTCTTACCATAGTTAAATATGGTATCCAGCCTTCTCTTATCCTCAGCACTCATCAGACCTTTATACGTGGTCTCTGCGGTACTCTGGTAATGAAGAAGGTGTAGCACGCCAGTATTCTGCACTATCTTACCTATGCCGAAGAAATCTCCATAGTTATAGATGTACAGCGCACCCTCCTGAATAGGCTCTACTCCAAAGAGTATTACTCCATCCTCTTCATAAGCCTTGTACAGCTCTCCAGTATCAGTCTTATAGAACAAATCACCCACACTCGCACTATCCTTGTGCATAGCAGGTGTCTCATCATCCCAGAACTCTACATAGACAACCTTTCTTTCTCTCTTCAGAGCCTCAATCTCCTCAAAGACTGTAGTCTCTGCATTCAGGTCATGCACTATAGCTCCAGAGTGACTGACAGGATAGACCATGATACCTTTCTCCTTCATTGTGCGTAAAGGTATTTCTCCTATAGCCGCATCCTGAGCGTCCATTACCTTCTCTCTGCTGAGACCAAAAGCATAGATAGCCTGTTTCAAAGCCTCAGGCACATTGTCCTCTGTAAAGAAGCCTTGATTACCACCTCTGAAGCCCCAATCTCCCTTGTTAGAGAATGATAGATAGCGGAAAGTAACGCCATTGTCAGAGGTAAATCTTCCTACATAGTAGAAATCATTATTACTCTCTTCATCAAGCTCTACCACGATACCCATTTGCACGGGGTATTCTCCATAGGTGTAGTAAGGCATATAGTTGTCACTCAGCTGGTACTCAGGAGTAGGCACTCTATTATCCCTGTAGTTAAACAAGTCTATCACCGTAGCCTTACCACTTATATCCTGGTGTTGTTGCAAGGCACTCTCAGCCTTACTCAGCGAGCTTTGCACATTCTCAGAAAGGTCACTATCAGGAATACCACCCTGAGGTTTGACATAGGCGTTACCTATAGCATTCCTTATACTCTCCGAGAGGTCTGTCTGAGGAATACCACCCTGAGGCTTTACATAGCACTCTCCGAATTTCTCCTTTATCTTCTCTGTAATATCATTCAGAATGCCACCGACACGCTCAGCAGTATTCTCTCCTATTTCAGTAGCATTCATGACTACCTGAGCCTCTGCTATTATCTCATCAAACGTCTTACTCATACATTAGTCTCCTATAGCTTTTATTACCGCTCTCGTTCCTCTTACAGGCTTCACCCTACCAGTAACACTATTCCAGTAAGCCATAGCCTCCGCCAGGTACTTCTCAGCCATATTCATGACATCATTTTCCCTGTCTCTTCTCTCCTTACTCTCGATATGGTCCGAATATTCATCGCCATGCCTCATAAAGCCAGCCCTGGCTATAATACTTCCGTCACTCCTCGCCATTCTCGCATAAGCGAAATAAGCTACCGTCTTCTTCAGACCATTACAATACCTCACCTCGCCCTTGCAGTCAGTCCACTCTCCTCCAGAGAGAAGCACCTTCTCATCATCACTCAGTTCATTCCTCTCCGTCTCAGCCAGCTTCTTACACACAGCATAGCCAAGAGCAGGAATAATATATGTGTCTTCGCTCTCACGAATGAAAGCCCTCACATCATCCTCCTCTATATGAACAGAGACAGGTCTCGCAAGTTCCTTGAACTCCTCAACCGATATCAAATGCTTATCCATTACTCTCAGCGCTTATATATTTGAGTGGTTGTATTTCCAAATCTGCATTATGCAGCAGCTCATCATGCCAGTGTGCGAATATCTGAGCGAAACTTCTCGATATCAGCCTCTGTTCCGTAGTAACCTCTCCAGCATAGTATCTGTAAGCGTCCTCCATAGTCTGCCCTGAGAAGCCTACCTTACCGATACGAATAGCATGGAACAGCTCTTGATGGAACTGAGCATAGATACGCTCTATAATACTCGCATCCGTCACAGAGAACTCCTTATCATAATTCCTTACAGGAAAAGGCACAATCTTCGGCTCGTCCTCATCATTCTCCAGTTCTACATACAGAATTTTACTTCCGTTCGTATCTCCCTGGAACTTCACAAGGTCTTCGTCAGCTATCATCTGCCTCTCTTCCTCTATCAGCTCGCCATTCTTGCCCTCCTTCATTCTCGGAAGCCCCTTCTTAGCAACCAGCATACAGGCAACAAGGAAATTATTTCTCGTATTTCGGTTTTTGATATTTCCCAGACCTTCATCAGTAGAAATGTCCGTAATAATACTGTCATAGATAGGAGTAGGGTACTGGTACTTACCGCACATCGAACACCAAAGCACCTGTCCTTTATAGTTATCGATACCACCCACAGCCTCAATCTGACTTCTTACAACTTCAGGATCGGGGTTATACACGTTAATCTTATCCACATTGGACTCCTTAACTATTACCGTCCTTCCATTTCTTGTCTTCCTACCGGACCAGTCAGGGTGTATCAATATATGCTGTACAATTCCAGCATCGTCCTCTTCCTCCAGTCTGCAGTTCTCGAATGGCACAGGGTTAATCTCTACTATCCTTCCAAGCACATCATAATTAACATGCAAGGCGAAACCTCCGAAGGTAGTAAGGTCTTTTACCACACTCCTCAGTATCACATCAGCAGTTTCCCCATCTCTATTCAGCTCATAATTCGCCAATGCGTCATTATGGAAGCCAAAGCCCTCAACGAATTTAGCGTACCTATTCAGGCACAGCGTAGCCGTTCCGCTCGCATTCGTGATAGCCATAACATTCTGTGGATAGAGATTATCATTACCATACATCTGCATACGGAGTTGGCTCGAATATCTTACTTCGACACGAGCCTCTGGCTTCTTCGCTCTCTTTACGTTCATACCAGCCCCTCCTTCTTATTACTCTTCGCCTACGGCATCGTTTTCAGTCTTAGGCTCTCCATCACCTTCCTTCTCAGGAGAAGCCTCGCCAGTACCTTCCTCAGTACCCTCTCCAGCTCCCTCATCAGAGCCAGCCGCCTCAGCCTCAGCCTCAGCCTTCTTAGCCTCCTCTTCGAGACGCTTAGCCTCAGCCTCCTTCTCGGCTGCTATCTTAGCTTCTTCCTCAGCCTTCTTAGCCGCCTCAGCCTCAGCCTTCTTAGCCTTAGTCTGCACAGACTTTACAGAGAAGCCCTTAGGAAGCACCTCGAACATCTTAACCTGTTTTGGATACTTAGCAAGATAGCTCTCAGCCACCTCATCAGTAAGGTTGGCATTTGAATACACCTTGCCATTGTTGAATGCTGGAGTATTTATGATAAAACCAGCTCTCAGTCGATAGTTACTCTTTTCTTTCATCTTGTTGTTGTTTTTAAGGTATAAATAAATCTCAATCAAGGCATCGTGATAACATTGCTGGCAGTTAGTGGGTGACAGCCTCTTACCCAGCACCTCCCAATACATTACCTCGATTTCCTTTTTATCAGAGAAGCTGAAAGGTGCATCGAAACGCCCTCTCAGCCTCTCTGCTTTAACCTTCGCTTCCTCGAAGCTCATACCTATGCAGCACCCTTCAGGCTTTCATAGGCTGTCTTCGTGGTCTCAGCATTAGTATCATACAGGAAGATAGCAGACTTCGGCGCTCTCGTCTCAGTCAGAGTAACGAGCCAGCCACCCTCGGTATCATCACTGTACTTGTCATTCTCTCCAGCCGTAGCCCTCAGCCCCTGATAGAAGCCATAAATCTGGTACTCACTCTTGCCGTTGTCACCCTTCGCCTTATTCCTCAGGATAACAACGAACTCACCATTAGCGAGTTTGTCTATGATATCCGCAGAGGTCTCCGGACCATTAGCAATAATAGCCAGAGGAAGGGTATTAGTCCAAGAGTTTTTGTAAGTACCCTGCTCCATAGAGGTAGCTGTGCCGGTAAATGGAGTATTACCCAACTGAACAACCTCATAGCCTCTCTTATTAGAGAGCAGAGGAAGCTTCTTAATGATATTAGGGCATTGAGTATCAAACTCCACAGCTGCCATATCGATATCACTACGGTTTATGATAAGACCGTCAGGCTCCACACCTCTGAAGGTGAGGTCTTCGCAAGCCACATCTATAGACTTAGCTATAAGACTTTCACATAATCTACTCATATTACTTTCCTTTCTTTTAATGGTTAGTAATTCCAAGCCGCATTAGAATGCAGCCTGGAACATATCGTTTTCAAGCAGAGTAGTACCCATCTTGCCAGTAGCATAGATGTACACTCTGCGCTCCTTCTTCTCAAACCATATATCGAGGTCAGAAATGAGACCGTCCTGAGGTGTGCCGAACATAAACTGCTTCTTATTACCGAATACAGCACGGAAAGGCTTATTGAGCTTGAAGTCGCTATTTACAGCCGCCTTCTCGTATGCGTTAATCATACGGTCCCATGTAGCCACGCGAGCAATCTTCACTCCGTCATAGGTAGCCACCTCGACACCGTCAAACACCTTCTCCCATGGCATAATGGTATTATAGACCTTCTTAATATCCTGAGTGAGACAGCGTCCGAACAGGTCGGTAACATAGATTATGCTCTCGCTATCACCAACGATACGGCTATCAGCGTCCATAAGGAGCTTATCCATAACGCCAGTAGCAACACCCTGCACAAGCATAGCCGCCTTCTGAGCCGCATAGGTAGCCTCAGCATTAGCCGCGATGACAGTCTGCTGAGCCGCATTAGCGGTACACTGGGTGAAGATACGCTTGAACAGACCGTCACAGGTAGTGAAC